ATCGATACTTCGTCGAGGACGATGAGCCGGGCGTGGGCAGCGTCGCTTTGCGGGTTCAACGCAAACCGCGGCTTCTTCATGCCGGACAGGGCCTGCCTCATTGCTTCGATCCCCGCCTCCGCCGCCGTGCGGTCGAAACCTGAGAGGCGGCGGGCCGCCGCTTCGGCCTCCTCGATCTTGGCGACCGCTGCCGCGACCTCCTCGTCGGTCGCCTGCAGGACGCTATAGATCAGGCTATGAATGGTGCGCGCCGGCGTTCCCTTGCGACGCAGCACAAGAGCGGCCTTGCCGGTGAAGGTGGCGGTCACGACCCCTGGCACACAGGTTCCACCGTCACGATCGCTGCGATGGGGATCGAGACCGAGCCCATCCAGGGCGAACTTGAGCGCCGTCGATTTTCCCGAGCCTGCATAGCCAAACAGGCGGAACACCTGCTGCGTGTCGGCACGGTTCTCGAACCAGTCCTTGATGGCGGCAATCGCCCGAGCTTGTGTGTTCGAAGGCGTAAACACACTCATGCGATTTCTCCCACCGTGACGCGGTAATCTTTCACGACGCCGCCCAGGGCAGGATCGCCGACCTCGCACGACCGTACAAACACGCGATCGCCATCGGGCAAGGTTCGCCAGTGGCCGCGGCGGATGTGCCAGCGCGGGCTGGCATGCGAGCCGCCCCTGTCGCCTGCCGCGCTCCGCATGCGTGTCGGATCAATATCGACGAGCCGCCAAACCCAACCTCTTACCCCCGCGCGGGCGAGCTTCGGCCGGCGCGTTCGGGGAACATGTCGGTCGGAAATGATGGGGCTTCGCGAAAGTATCGCCAGTGCCCGCCACACGGTCGCTGTGAGAGTTTCCCCGTATGCTGCACCGGCTTGCTGGCAGGTAACCCTGGGATTGATCTCGACGTCGGCGAAACCGCCATCCCGAAACGACGCATGCGCCATGACATCGGAGAACCTGTTTCCGACACGCAGCGACATGACGAGATACCCCTCGATCCCTTGGTCCAATTGCGTGACGAGCACAATCAGCCCTTCTACTTCCGGATGTCCGTCGGCGACTTCAAAGACGATTGTATCGTGCGGAAGTCTCAGGGGTTCTCTCAGCAGGCGCTTGGCGGCAACTTCGACGTCATCGCAATTGAACTTTTCGAAGTCTGGAAAGTAGTAGATCGGCGCCGCCTCGATGCGGCGGAGAGTCTCGCCTTGCCAGAGGCTCTGAGAGTTCTGAGCCACATGTTTTGTCAGGGCATAAGCGGATGGCATCATTGCGGGGTACTCCAGCAGCGCTGTGCGTAGGCGCACCAGCGACAAAGATAGAAGTCGGGGCTGGCGGCGATGCGGGGCGGCAACTCGCCCGCGTCCGCGGCTCGAATGATCTCGACGGCCTTGTCGGACAGCGCCTGGGCGGCCTGAAGGTCGAGCGGCACGATCTCGTGATAGAGTGCCTGGCTGTCCTTGTTGAGCGCGGTGAACAGCGCTCGCTCGAGCTCCATGTACGCCATGTAGATCTGCAGCTGCGCGTAGTAGACCGGCTTCGACCGGCGCACTCCGTGGCGAGCCAACTCGCCCCAAGAGCGATTATTGAGCGCCTTGTGCTCGAACAGGACCGGCCAGGCGACGCCGATATCAGGTCCGGCTACGATGACCCCGTCGATGTGACCACGAACCCGGCCGCCAGCGGTGACGAACCCGAATTGCTCGCCGTCGCGACGATGGGTGCGAAGATCGAAGCCTGCAGCCCGGAGCCATCCGATGGAGAGTGTCTCGAACTGGTGGCCGACGTCGAAGATGCGCAGCGTGCGACCCTCGAAGCCCTTTCCGGCATCAACGGCCGTGTGCTTTACCTCATAGACCAGCTTACGGGCGCAAGGCTCGCCGACCCGGCTGCCACCCAGGTAGTCACGCGGTTCCTGCTGACTTTGGCGATCGAGCAGCGCTCGGTCGATCAGGCCATTAATGCGCTCGCCAACGGTGTCCAGGGCAGCGGAAGCATAGACGGCTCGGGAGCCGTGGTTCAGGTCGATCATGGGGCACCTAGAACGGGACGTCGTCGTCGAAAAACGCCGCGTTTCGCCCTTTGCCGCCCGCCTGACGCTGCATGCTTTCGATGAAGCCTGTAACTGCGGCCTCGAGCAGCTGGTCGATCTCGGCAGCGGTTCGGTTAAAGAAAGCATCCATCAAGCCGAGATTCGTGAGCGCCTCGGCGAAGGGCTTGCGGGCATCCTTCAATGCCTCAGTCTCGCGAGCCGTCTTGTCGATCATGCCGTTATTCTCCCTGGCGTGCGCTGAGCCCCATTCCAGGCAGCGCATCGAACAGAAGCGATAGTGAGGAAAGCGGGCCCAGAGCAGCCGGTGGACGTAGCCGAAGCCACGGGCCTCCCGGCTGCACAGGGCACAGAGTGCTACGCGAGCAAGATCTGCATCAGGCTCCCGTCCTTGGGAGGACGGTGCTTGATGCGTTCCATGCCCAGGACGACGAAGCGAGAGATAGCGTTCGTCGCCATGGCCTCCAGGTCGGTGAGTGTGAGCGCGGCGATAGGCTGGTGAAGCCTTCCACGTCCTTCGAGCCATGTGCCGATTGCCTTCGCTGCTTCGCGCATCATGTGTGCCTGCCACTCATCGTCGGTCATGCGGCTCAACCATTGAGCCATGCGGGTCCGGCCGACGGGGCTGGCGCCGGTGTTGACGCGGCAGCGGCCGCAGCAGGCTGGCCAGACCACGGCTTGTCCGAAGCTGACGGCGAGGCACTCCAGAGAGGCGCCCGCGCGGTCGCGGACGCCGCCTTTCGGGGACGCGCCTTGATTGGATCGGCCGCGACGTTCTCACCGCGCATGATCGCTGCGTAAGCGGGCTCGCCAGGCACGACGACGTTGGCCAGCTTGTTGGTGTCCTTGTATTGCGGGTCCGAAGACGGCTCGATCATGATGCGCGCGGCAAACACGATGCCGTCGAGCTGCTTCAGTCCTTGGATCACGCGCTTCTGCCGCGCTGCCGGACTTTCGTCCTTGGGATCGAGGCCAAGGGCGCTGTCGATCATGGCCCGTAAGGTCGCCTTGGAAATGTTCCAGCCCTTGGACTGGCCCTTGTCGTCGAGCTTGCCGCCGGAGACCGTGAGCATCTGCCAGAACTTGCGGCGCGCGAAGCTGCCATCGACGACAGTGAATTCGCAGTCGAGCTGCTTGGCATCGCTCGACGGGGACGCGCGAAGCAGCCCGGCATCCATCGGCACTGCGCCGTTCGTACCGCCCGGGCGGAAGCTCATGCGGAGCTTGGCAAAAGCACCGTCGGGGATCAGGTCCCCGGCCGGCGGCATCTGCGGACCGGCATCGTTCATGTCGTACATCGTCTGCTCCTGTGCTGGGGTTTAGGCCGCAGTAGCGGCGAGAGGGCCCGAGGCGGGCCAGGATGGCGCGGTCGTGCGGTTGATCTTGGCGAGCAGTGCGCCGAGGTCAGGCGGCTCAGTCACATCGAGGCGGCCCGAGCGGTCCTTGGCGGGAAGTCCGAAAGGGTTCCCCGCGCGGCACACCAGCCGGCGCTCAGTGGCTCGCTCGTCGAGCACGAAGCCACCCTCGGCGTCCCGCGCGAATAGGTGCATCGAGATGACCTGGTCGACGATGCCCGGCAGCTCGCGTCCCGCCTTGGAGCCTTCCATCTGCGGCTGCCAGGTCACGGCATGAAACTCGTCGGTCACCTTCTCGAGCACGCCGACGAAGATCACCGTCTTGCCCGGGGCGTGCTGCAAATGTTTGAGTGCCTGGATCACCTCGCGGCCCAACAGGCCGTACGCACCACGTACGTCCGGTTTGCCGGTGCGATCGGAGAAGGCTTCGGGCTGCTGCTTGGCATAGGCCATCGCCTGACGGGTGAGATCGGTAATCGAATCGATGAACACGATCGACTTCGACGCCAGGTATTCCTCGACGCCGCTGCCGGCATACAGGCCGCGGGCATGCTGGTGATGCTGTGCGCTGTACCAGGCATTCGGGTCGGCCGCTGGATCGGGCCCACCGATCAGCACGGCGAGATCGCGGAAGTCGCCGAAGCTGCGCACCGCGATGCTGCCGCCTGGCCAATCCTGGACCGACTTCATTCCCGCCTCGAGGTCGAGGCACACGGTGTCGGCCGACGGCAGCGACTTCAGTAAGTATGTCTTCCCCGAACCTGGCGGTCCGAAAATGGCGAGCGAGGTCTTGTTGTTGGCCGCTGCCAGCCGTTCGTCGGCGGTGATGATTCGTACGGGCACTGTGGGCTCCTGTTGGGTGGAGAGGTTGAATGAGAAGGCGGCGGGGCGTGACCGGGCGCCGAAGGGATGCCTGCCCGTCCTCGCGGATCGGGCTGCCCTGCCGCTTTTCTAGGTCGACGCCCCTCCTGCGATGATCAGGCGGAAGGTCTGCTTGCCCGTCTTCACGGTACGCGCCGGCGCGAAGGCGGCCTGAATGTTGTCCGGCCAGGCGCCGTACTTGCGCTCGGGCACCTTGATCGCGATATCGACGTACTGGCTGGGATCGTCGCCTGCGGCGCGGATGCGCTGGACCACTGCGGCTATCAACGTCTGGTCCCAGTCAACCTTCTTCGGCAGGTCGGCTACGACCGTCACGCCGTCGCAATCGAACCGCACGGTGCCGGTGTCCTTGCCGGCGGCGCGCCGGCGTACGTCCGCAAGCCCCGCGAAGCGAAGCGCTATGGCGCCGTCGACCTGCTCCTTTATCTGCTTGGCGGCGTCGAGGGCTTCGGCAGCCTCTTCCTGCAACATGGCCAGATGCTCCGCGAGCAGCTCGGCCACCTCTGCGATCCGCATCGAGCGAATGGAAGCAAGCGTCGGACGATTGGTGAGGTTGGTCACT